CACTACAAATTAAGTCGCTGGGCATAGGAGAGACTATGCAAGTAGACAAACGAGAAGGCAACCGAATCAGGTCGTTACTATCGTATTACAAAACTTATAACGGCAAGGCTTACTCTTGCAAAGAATTAACCAAAAATTGTTTAACCATAACCCGAAAGAAATGAAGAAGTTAAAAAATCCAATTATCCAGGACATTAACATTGTAGAAGTTGATTATCAAAACACTTATTACACCGAATATACCGATGGTTTTATTATTTACCACCATAGATTCAAACAAGCTGACCTACGCTTTTGGGTATTAGAAAACTACGATATTTCAAGAGGTCAAGTTAAAATAGAATTAGACCCTACTTCTATTGAGCAGGCAGAAAATCCAATTTACTTTACACAGGATGTCGAAGAGTTTATTAACGAGAATTACGAAGAGTTAATTTTAGCAATCTTAAAGCAGCCAGTGTTGGCTTGTCAATCTTCTTTCGCTAATACATTGTATGATATTTGCAGACCACGATAATGAGCATTATAACCGTACACAAATTTATAGCAAATCCGCCGAAGGAAAGTAAGCTGGATAAGTTAAAAAGGCTTTATAGACAAACTTTAGAAGATAGAAATTACTGCAAATCAATCCAGGCAATGTATCTTATTAATAGAGTTAAAGAAGCTGAAATACAAAGAGTTACAAACGATTACGAGCATCACATTTCGAAGCAAATAATTAAAAATAATTACTTAAATTTAATAAAATAAATTGTATCTTTAAAAACCAAAACTTAAAACTATGTCACTATTAAAAATTCAATCGGAGCTAAAAGCACCTAAAAATCAATTTAATTCCTTCGGGAAGTACAAGTATCGTTCTACGGAAGATATATTGGAAGCGTTAAAACCTTTATTACTTAAGTACGAATGTACTATGGTTATATCGGATAACATCAAAGAAAAAGCAAGTATTATTTATTGTGAAAGTGCAGTCTTATTGATTGACAAACAAGGTCAACGATACGAATCTTGTGCTTCTGCTGGAATAGACCCAAATCGTAAAGGTATGGATATTAGCCAGTCTTTTGGAAGTTCAAGTTCATATGCACGAAAGTATGCTTTATCTGCTTTATTTCTTTTGGATGATACCAAAGATGCTGATGCAACGAATATGCACGATGCAGTTAAAATGGTAGAGGAAAAACTTAAGCCAACTTTAAAAGTAGGTACTGAATTATTTGACAAGTGTAGAGCAGGATTTCTAAAGGATGCAAAGAACTTAACTGCTATCCAAGAACGCTATTCAATGAATGATGAAACTTTTGAAGCACTAACTGCAAAATGAAATACTTTAAAGCAAGACCGAGTTCATTAGGGAAACTAATGAGCAAGTCAAAGAAGCCAGGCGAATTGTCTCAAACTTGCATAACTTATCTTAAAGAATGCTATGCTGAAGACAAAGAAGAACTATCTTCTAAATATTTAACCAAAGGTATTTTATTAGAAAACGAAGCTATTGAGTTTGCATCTAAAGTTTTATACGGTGGTATTAAAGCCTATAAGAATGAAGATATTTACGCTAATGAATGGTTAGTAGGTACTCCCGATGTAATCCTTGAAAATTCTATTATTGACACCAAGTGTAGTTGGAATAGAAAGACTTTACTTGATTCAGCTTTAGAGTTAAATACGGACTACGAATGGCAATTGAGGGGATATATGTTTTTGTGCAATAAAGAGTTTGCTACATTATTCTATTATCTTGGCGATACTCCTGCTGCTGCTAATTACGGAACTAAAGTAAGCTATTCACATTTAGAAGACTTTGAACGCTGGGTAAGCTACGAGTTTAAAAGAGATTTAGACAAAGAGCAAGAGATTATAGACAAGGTAGAACAATGCCGAGAATGGCTTAAGAATTACGATGCCGAGATACAGGCAAAAATAGGTACACGAATTATAACCCTTTAAAAAAAATAGAAATGGAAGTACAAGGAACAATTTATTCAATCGGACCAGTCCAAGAAGTAAGCGAAAAATTTAGGAAGCAAGAAATCATTTTAGAGACCTTGAATGGCGAATACACGCAACACATTAAATTACAATTTGCACAAAAGAAGATTGACTTATTACAATCATTTGCTCCAGGTAGCGAAGTAGTTTGTCAAATTAACATAGCAGGTAAGTTGTATAAAAACAAAGAAGGTAAAGAAGATTCCTTTACAAATATCGTTTGCTGGAAGATTAACGAAGTAGGTACAAATGTAATTACAAACGAGGCTGAAAGCGATAGTTTACCGTTTTAATTAAAGAAATTGGTGCTGCTGCAAGCGTTCTTTTTGCGCCAAAGATAAGAGGTGTCTGCGAACAATATTAGGGGAAAGTTTTACAATTTTAGCAGAGATTAACACCCAAGTGCTAACGAGCAGCGTTAGTATTTTAAATAAATTTAAAAACAAAAATCAATATGCAAAATTTTATAATATCATTTATTATAATGATAATTTTATTGAATGTATTAATTTGGGGTAAAGATAAATTTATAATAAACGGTAAGGATTACTTCTTATTAGGATTATTAATATTTGTTATAAGTTTATTAATTAATGGATATTTTACAAGCCAATTATAAATGGATTATATCGAAGATTATCAAACGAATAATATAACCATTCAAGACTTAAGTAAAAAGTATAATATCTCTGAAAAACATATTAGAAAGGTATTTAAGGCAAGAGGTGTTAAGACAAAGCATAACCATATTAAAAAGGTAACGGTTAAGGCAGATAAGATATTTCCTATTTTTTTAGCTGATTACCTGGATAATGGCTTAAGTATGCAACACTATGCTGATAAGTACGGAATAAGCAAATTTGCCCTAACATTAAGATTAGAAAAATACTTTAAATTAAGAAGAAAATAGTTATATTTGCATTGTATTAAGATATTTAATTTGAAGTAGTAAGCAAGTTAAATATTATCAAATGGTTAATCTCAACTAACCTGGAACCCGTCGAAACTTACTACCGATGGGTTTCTTTTTTTTAAATATGAATACATTTTATTTCTCACACGATTATACCGCTAGGAGCGATATAAAAATTAAAAAGCTAATAGCTACTCAAGGTATGCTTGGCTATGGTATCTACTGGTCTTTAGTAGAAGATTTATACCACAACAATAACAAATTAGAAGACAATCCAGCTTTACTTGCTTATGATTATAGATGCACAACTGAATTGATTAAATCGGTCATAAATGATTTTGATTTATTTATAGTTAAGGATGGGTATGTAAGTAGTAATAGTATACAAAAAAGGTTGGATGAAAGGAATGATAAAGTAACTAAAGCTAAACAGTCTGCAAGCAAAAGATGGGAAAACAAGGGTAAAAATGCGGATAATATAGAAACGCAATGCGACCTTGATGCGAACGCAATGCGAACGCAATGCGATGGCAATGCTATAAAGGAAAGTAAAGTAAAGGAAAGGAAAGTAAAAGAAAGTAAAGATATAAGTAAATTTATTCCTCCTATTGTTGAAGATGTTTTAAATTACTTTGAAGAAAATGGTTACTCAAGAGAAGTAGCAAATAAGGCATATCATTATTATAATAATTTAGGCTGGAAAAATAGCAAAGGCAACCAGGTAGTTAATTGGAAAAACGCTATGCTAAATAATTGGTTTAAAGAAGAAAATAAAAAGAAAGTACAAGCACCTATTATTCCTACATTTTACTACTAATGGAACATAACAACGATTTTAAGTTTGACCTGGAGTTTGGAATTTTAGGCGAAAAACTATTAGCTGAAATATTTACTAATAAAAAAGTAGAAGTTAAAAGAGATAAAATAGCTTTTAGTACAGGCAATTTAGCAGTCGAATACGAATCAAGAGGTAAGCCTTCAGGAATAGCAACTTCTCAAGCTGAATGGTGGTGTTTTATTTTATCAGGCAAAATAGAAGATAAAATCATTATTATTATAGAATTAGAAAAATTAAAAGATATTTGTAGGATAGAATTTATTGCTAATAACATTAAAGAGATGGGCGATAATAATACTTCTAAAGCAGTCTTAATCCCAATTAAAAAACTAAACACCTACTAATGGACTTTATAAAACAATATAGCGATGTACAAGGCGAATTAGATTCGCTTTACGATACAGGATTAATTAAAGGCGAAACAATAGGCTTTCAGGATGTGGATAAGCTAATATCTTTTAAAAAAGGTGCAACATCTTACATCTACGGAACTCCTGCATCAGGCAAATCGGAATTTTGGTGGGAATGCCTTATTAATTTATCAAAAAGTAAAGGTTGGAAGCATTTAATATTTAGTCCCGAAACGGGAACTCCAGCAGAAATATTTGCTGAGATTATACATAAATGGGCAGGTAAGCCATTCTTTGACCTCGATGGTAATAAATTACAAAGACTTACTAAACAAGAAATGTATCGTTACGGATTAGAAGTTAGCCAATATTTTTACATTATGGATTTAGGGGTTAAAGATATTACTTTAGATGACTTCCACGAAGCGGTTGAGAAATACGGAGTTAAGTTTGATACAGTTACAACTGACCCTTTTAATGAAGTAAAGCACGATTTACACGGAGAACAAAGAGATATGTATATGGCTCGTGTTTTAGGTAAAATAAGAATGTATGCAAGGGAGTATAATTACCATCATACAATTATAATGCACATAGCAAGGGAAACAGGCGCAAAGGTAATAGATGATGCAACAGGAATTAAATATTATCCTCCAGCAGACCCACGATTTATAGATGGTGGCGAAACATCCTTTAGAAAGGGAGAACAAATGATTTGCGTATGGAGACCACCATTTGGAGTTTCTAAAGATGGAAACCCTTATCAAGGCAACGAAGTAAAGATAATAGTACAAAAGACTAAACCTAAAGGCATAGGCGAAGTAGGCGAGGCTACACTATTCTTTGATAAGTGGCGAAACTGCTACTACGAAGAAATAAACGGAATTAAGAGTTATGCTGGAAATTATGTTACATTTGAATTACCTAAAATATTACCTTTTTAATTATGAATCAACACAAAATGTACAGGTGTATTAGATTGATGCAGCTACTACAAGAAAAATCAAGAAACATTTACACAATAGCTAAATATTTAAATGTTACAAATAGAACCGTATACAGGTATCTTAAATTATACGAAGAACTTGGATACAAAGTAAAAAAAGATATGTTTAACAAAGTATTATTAATCAAACTATAAAACCTATAATTATGAAAAAAATGTTTAAATATGATGGTTGGAATTATATATCTGGATGCGATTGTACAATAGCATTAGTA